CGCCGGTAATCTGCTCAGGGTTCAGCGGAACGACCGTGGGAATAGTTCCGACAGCATCACAAAGCGTCCATGTCGCAGACGTGATTTTCCCGCTCCAATACAGCATCCGCAATTCACCCGCGCTGTTTCCGTCCTGTGCCATCGAGGCAATCACGAACTGCCCGCCTGCATGGTTGTAAGGTGTGCCCGCGAAGGTCGTTTCAATCTTCTTTTCCTGCCGGATGAAGTCGTTATCCACGAACACCCTGGCTTCGCCGTATGGCTTGCCGATGGCCTTCTGATACTCATCACTCAGGCCGTCCTTTCCCGCGCTCATTGTGAAGATGTACGGGTTAGCATCCAATTCCCCCATTGGCCGGATTGTCAGCGGCTGAGAGCGGTCTATTTTGCCTGTAAGGTCGTGGACGATGGTATTGCGATAGAACGATTCACGCGGTGCAATAAATAGTTCATTGCTCCTGCCCGTGGATTCGATGTACAGATTGTCCATCTTGATCAGGTCGGACAGGAATTTATCCTGCGTCCACTCTCCATTGCTAAACATCGAATTGAAGTCCACCAACAGCCCGATTGCATAACCGCTCTGCGCTGCGTTAATCTCAATTGTACTATTGGCCTTGATTGTTACCGTGCCGCTCGATGCCGTGCGCCATCCTGCCAAAGGGTTAGTTACGTCATAGGTCAGAATGCGAATAGGCCGGATTTCGATTTCATCATTGGCCAGGGTGTAGAATCCATTGCCGAAGGCTTCAACCGTGATGCTGCCGCCTATAACTGCCTGGTTGGTCATCGTGCCGGTGGTAAATGTTTCAGCCAGCCTGCCGCCGGTGTACACTCCGAACTCAACTTGCAGCCGCTGGAATAGTGTGCTGCTGATGCCGGTCACGTTCACGTCAATGAAGGTTTCAAGGGTGTACAATACGCCGGTGTAAGGCGAATCATACTTACCTGTGGCCGTGTTGAAGTTCCCGCCTGTGTCGTAGAAACCGCTGCTGCTATCGTCGTTGAATGGGATAGCCGTGCCGAGAGTCACCGCTACATCGGTACTGCGCCGCGCCCGCGCTGCGAAGGTGTTAATTGTGGCCTCTGATAGCTGAGGGATTTTCGGAAATGGAATAACGCGCGACTTGAATTCGTCGGTATTGAAGAAGCTATCGGCTGTGTAGCTGTACCCTGCCGCGGTAAAAATCTTATCAATCACCACCTTGGCGAAAACGGCAGGGGTAAAGTCTTCGCAGCCCCAGACGTTGTAGGGTTTATTCTCCCGGCCTCGGTCGAGCATCGGGTAAACGTACCCGTCCGCCGCCGTGTGACTCCATGAGTCTTTGATTTCTGTCTTGCTCAGGTTGTGGTTGTACGCCGACAAATCCAGTTCCGACAGCCGCTTGTTGCGAATCTTCGCGAACAGGTCAGCCGCCACGCCATGCACGCTCACTTCGTATTCAATCTCCCCCCGCCGGGTTACATTGATGTTCAGCAACCTCATGTAACCGCGAACCTGTTCAACTTCATCCACGGTGACCAATACAGATGCTTTCTTGTTCGGGTTGAAATCCGGCGCGAATTGCGTGCCGGTGTTCAGCTGCTCCTGATTGATGTCGAAGATATGGCCGAAAATCTTGTTGTTGTTGGAAGTGCCTGGAATCCGATACGTTTTGCTCCAATCCGAAGACCGGGCATCCGGTTCGCGAATGTCCGCGATCTCCCTGGTAACCTGCAAGGCCTCGTTTTCGGCAATGTCCAATTGCCGCCCCTCAATGAATAGCCGCATCATAGCCGCTGCCTCCGGTCTTTCAATGCCCGCTGAATGGTGATTGAGTACTGAACCAATCCATCGCGGTTGTACTTGCGCTCAAAGTCAGCCGTGACCATTGTCACCTTTTCAAGTGCTGAGAAACTGCCCATGTATGCCACAGGGCTGAAGACAAGCTGCTCGATGAATTCAGCCTCTGTATCGGTCAGGAAGTCAGTATTGAGCACCCATTGCTCGGTAAGGGTTGTGTTGTAGTTGCTCACCCCGCCCCGGCTGTTGGCATAGTTATAACTGCCCGCCGTGTAGCGGAAGGCATCCTGCTCGAATGTCTTGCGCTCTGCGTTCAGATTGCGAACCGTGCGCTTGCGGAAGGTGTATGAATCAAATCCGCCCAGGGTGTTCAGGAAGTGAAGGGTAACAGGATCGTACTTGGAACACTCTGACCACAGGTTAAACCGCATGGTTTCGCTTGCCTTGCCTGCATAGCCGGACGGGTAGACTTGCACCGTGTAGTAAGATTCATTTCCCGAAGTAAACCCGATGCTGTTGAACGAAGTATCGATGCACAGCAGCCGGTCTTTGTAATCCGTGTAGGTTCGGTTCTTGGTGACGGTCTGCAACAGGCTGCCCGCTGCGTTGTAACTCTTAAACTCAACTACCTTGTTTACCGTATCCGTACCGAATAGCGCGGTTAGGCTGTGCTGCTCTGCCGCCTGTACGGAACGTGGCCGTACATCGGTCAGGAACTTTGCCCCGGCTGTGCCGCCGGATGCGGTCAGGTAGTCAGCTACTGCGAAGGTGGGGAAATCCTGAATCGGCACGCAGGCATCCCACGAAAACTTGTTGGCCGTATTGACTACTCCGGTTGCCTCTGTGACTGTCCCTGAGCCGGATTCGTATCCGAACTTCGCCCGCCATGTCGCGATCCGGTCTTGCGGGACGATTGCCGCCGCTGATGGGGGTTGAAAGTCATTGCCGACATAGCTCGCGATAATCTCGGTAACATCGAATACCGCTTCATTCTGTGAACTGCCATAGCGTATGGGTGCTTTGAGTTTAGCGACGATTGAGCCGTTCACCTCTACTTCGCACAGGTAGCGGAAGTTTGCCGCTCCGGTGATTGCGTTATCTGATTCCTTAACGACGAAGGTCAGCGGATTGAACGCGGGTGAGTACTCGGACGGCTGCTGCTCTATTGAATAGGCCATTTCCTATAATGTATCGGAAAGCAAAATGCGCCCAATAAAAAAGGCCACCCAGTTACGGATGGCCCTTGCCCTTTGTTTCATGCGGCACAAAAACTACTCAGCCGCTCCCGGAATCTCTCCGGGCAGCATTCGGGGTTTCATATTCCGCACAGCCTCGACCATTGGCGCAGCGGCTGAACGTGATGGAAGTATCGGCTGCCTTCAGTCCAATGGCGGTGAATCGGTGTCGTTACCTCGCTGTGTGAATAGCTGGCAACTGTCCACTCCTGTGGGTCTTCGCCATCCCAAAAGACGCATAGGTCTCCGGTGGTTAGACCCTCCGCCATGTAGCTTCCGGGCATTGCTCGTACCTCTTTAATCGACATCATGCGAATACACTTTGGCTTCCTCAATCCATTGCGCGGCCTCATCGGCTGTCACCTGGAAGATGCTCAGGTCATCGCCTGTGTAGCTTTCTTGCGCCAATGCCTGATTAAGTTCTGCCACGCTGAGATCAAGGCCGAATTCTTCCGTGATGGATTCCCACGCTTTCAGGTAGCTGAACTTTTCATACCGCTGATGCAGGAAAAACTGCGGGTCGGTGTGGACGTTCATGTGAAGGTAGCCATAGGGGCAATGCTTGTGTAGTGCGGATTGGCTGCCTTGTATTATGAAGTGAATTGTGCGGCTCATAGCTTTATCGCAAGCGTCTCCCCACCCGCTGTGTAGGTTGGCAATTCAACTTCTTCGCCGTCAGCCGTGACCGTAGTCGCGCCGAACTTGGTTGCCTGAAGGTAAGCCGCCTTGGCCCGCTCTTCGATGGCTGAGAGTGCCGCCTTGGCTTCCGACCATTCGCGGATGGACTTGTAATCCCATCGGCCTGCCGCTGCCTTCTTCTGAATCTCGCACCCAAAGTAGTGGAAGGTTTTTTCGCTCCACTTCGCAGCCTCGCTCATAGCCTGCTCTTTCAGTTGACCTTTCAGGTCAGCCGCCATCTTTTCGATGCGCGAAAGGGTGATGAATGCTGCAAGCGGGTCGATTGCTCCGCTGTCCTGTTGGATGGCGTAATCTGCCATCGCATTGATGATGTGCAGCCCTTGAGCGTACTCGGTGTGCTGCTGTTCGGTGGTGTTGTATTGTTCCATTGGTTAGATGCTTTTAAAAAACGCCTTAAGGTTTTTAAGCGTGTTGAATATGCGTTCAACATATATCCATTCATTGTCAGAGCGGAAATCAGTTCCGACTAAGTCATGATTAGAAATAGCTACTTTATTCTTACCACCTTGTGTTTCAAAATAAATGGTGGTTGTTTGATGGTGTTTATTGACCGGATTTATACTGATAGAAACTGCATCGGACTTGCCTCTATTATTGTCGATGCATAGTTGTACGTTTACTTGATAATCGCCATGAATTATGTCGATTGTTTTTTGGTCGTACCCTTCCTCAACAAGGTGTTCGACTTCGATAGTCTCTGTGGTGATTATTGGCTTTTCCATTGGTTAGAGTGCAATAACTTGAATCACGTAATCGCAATCGAGATCGTGCCATTCGCCATTGGCGAGGTCTTCAGGACGTTCACGGTCGGGGCAGTAATTGTCCCACAACTGAAGCAGGTGGTTACCGCTCATGAAGTCGTAGTCGCGATTCTGAATGTGTTTCTGACAGCCGCGCAGTTTAACATCGTAACGTGCGTTGGCGGTGATGGTGGTGTGTTGTGCTGTTTGCATGATTCAAAGGTAATATCTTTATGAAAATTAGCAAGAACTATTTTCGCTAAACAGCCTAAACGCTTACCGAACTACACCAAATATTTACCGAACAGAACTTAGAACGTCATAAAAGAACTGCACCCGGTCAAGATTGACCTGCGAAAGGTCACCATTGGCAGAGAGATACTCAGCGTTCGCCGCGCCGTTTAGTTTGCCTTCGTAAGCCTCATACAGCCGGGCCTTCCAATCCGCCCGCATCCGGGCCGTGTATACTCCCGGCGATGGATGGTTAGCGTAAGGGCCGAAGTCCGAGGCAATCACAGGCAGCGAATAGCAGCCGGCCTCTTTTACCTTCAGGTCTGATTTGACGCGGTTAAACCCGTTGCTGATGATCGGGGCAAGGACAACATCCATGCGGCTGTAATAAATGCCGTACATAGACGGATGAACGCCGGGCCTGAGCTTCAGCCATTCCGGATGGCCTACCGGCGCGAAGGCATTGCCCACCGCCTGCCATTCCAGGTCTTTTTCATCGTAACCGCATAGATTGAATTCGCTGCCTGTTTCCTCGCAGAACTCCCGGACCGCATCGGCAATAATCAGCAGGTCGTATCGGTGCGAACGGCTGCCCACATAGCCCACCCTGAATCGCTTATCGGGTTGCTTGTCTTGATTCCATTGCAGCTCAGTCAGGTTCAGGGCATTGGGAATAACGAAGGCATTCCGATTGATCTTGCTCACCTCTTGCAGTAGCCGTTCATTTTCGCATATGACAGCATCAGCAGCGAAGACGGCCTTTTGAATCTTCGCGCTTAATCCGCGCTTCTCCCATTCAGCATGGGCCGGGTTGTAGCGGTTCATCATCCAATGATCGTCCATGTCCACGATGAATGGAACGCCAAGCGTGTTCAGGATATCAATAATCCGGTCCTGTGGTTCGGCAAGTGTGCCGTTCCAAATCACCAAGTCATATTGGCTCAGGTCGGGCAGCGGCTGGTAATTGCCTTTGTCATCGCGGGTGGCCCAGATGTCAACCTCGGCAAAGTCCCTGATTCGCAGGTCGTGCAATGGGGCATACAGCCGGTGGTAACTCACCCCGCTCATGCCGTTAAGTATTCCGAGTATCTTCAATTGCTGTGGAAGTTATAGTGGTGTGTACCCTCTGTGTCGATGATGTAGTGCAGCCTGCCGACTACTTTCAGCCAAGGGTATTGAAGTCGGCATATCGCCTCTGCCTGCGCCCAGCTTATCGCCTCAATGTTTTGCCCGGCGTACTTCTTCAGCTGCCCGTCCCCCTGGTCAATCGCGGTGAATTCTGTGATGTAGGTTTTCATTCCAGCTTGGCCTTGTAATGTTCGATGATGCGCTCCATGTTGTGAGCATAGTAGGCCGCAAAGGTTGTGAAGCCTTGGTTATCATTCTGCCAGTTCACGAATAGCACAGACCGCAACCGCTGCGAAGGGGTTTTGCCCGCATCGCTCAAGTCAGCGTGTAGGCTGTCGATGGCCTCTTCTTCTTCCGCGCTGAAATACTCCGGCTTGATTGCAAGATAGCACAGCGATTGATTCAGCGTCATGAGTTCCCCTGCTTTGGCCGGGTCAAGTTCCTGAGTTCCAAATGTCAGCGAAAGCGTCCGGTCTTTCCGGGTGCGCAGGTTTTCAAGTTGTGCCGCTACAATCAGCATCAGTTGCTCAGGTTCATGGTCACGATGATTTCGCCCTCATGCTCGATGGTCTGTTTGTCTTTCCAACCGTGATTGCACTTAAGGTCGAAGATGATTCCGGTTGTGTTGCCCTCTCCATTCAGCAGCGCGATCTGCTTTGCATCGTGGATTGCTTCGTGAATGCTTTTTATTGTGCGGGAAAACTCAGGCCGTGTGTTGTACTCATCGAGTGTGTTTCTGTCCATATGCATGAACCGGCAGAACTCCCCCACGGTCGGAACGCGGGGTGTTGGAACATCCACAAGCTTACCGGAATTGCTCAGGACGGGTTTTGTGAATGCCTTGCAATGTCCGATGTATTCATCAAATGCAGCCTGCAATGTTTCGGGGCTGTCAATCTTTCGGGGTCGTGCCATGTAGTTTGTCTTTTACGATTTGTTTCAGTTTCTCTTTCGGCAATACCGTGCCAAAGTCTGCCTGATAATGGCAGGGTCTGCATAGTGCAATCAGGTTATCCGGTGTATCGCGCAACTTGCTTCCACCCATTCCACGCGGTTGGATGTGGTGAATGTCAGATGCTGCCACGCCGCAAACCTCGCAGCCGATGAAGTCTGTCTTTGTCAGCCTACGCGATTCAAGATATACCATGATGTAATGCTTCACTTTCTGATTATCACTTCGATGGAGAATTCCCCGTTGTTGTGTTCCTCTGGCCGATCGGAATTGGTGGCCGTGTCGATGACCTCAAAGGATTCAACCAGCTCATGATTGACGGCAGCGGAAGCCACTACCCCCCATAGGCTGAAGGTGTGTGGCGGGTCGCATTCTCCGGGAAGGTAAAAATACTTATGGTCTGCGTTCCACCTGGAAGGCAGGGTGCGTTTCCGCTCGTATAAGTCGCGATGAGGTACGGAGATGATTACCACGCCGCCCGGCTTGCAGATGCGCAGCCAGTTCTTGACAGCTGTCACCGGGTCGCTGATGTGTTCCAGAACGTGCGAGGCATAGACATAGTCGAATTGATTGTCCGGGAAGATGTCCATGAAGGTAGCATCGCAATCGTCTTTGTCATGATGCACCGCGTCCGGGCTGATCGTGTCGAGGCCATCGTGCGTGTCAATTCTTCCACAGCCAATGTCAATCCCTTTGCCGTGGATGTACTTTTCGTAAAAGCCGGAAGCAAGCCGCCGTGCGTGTGCCTTTCGTGTCTCAGCCATTGATAAGTTTTTCGATGTGATAAACCATATTGTCGCTGTTGTAAATCACGCCCCAATTTTCGCCCGTGCTGACCACATTAGGGCAGTAGGGTGAGAGTTCCAATGCTCGCGGATGATCAAAGATTTCCGCGATGGCAAACGGGCTGCTTTGATTTCCGAAGTGCATCCGGCCTCCGCAAATCAGCCGGGCCATTCTCAGGAAGTTGGAAGTATCTGCTTTGATGGCATCCGGAACGAGTGCCTTGAAGGATTCGTATTCGGATTCAACACCGATGAATACCTTCTCCATCGGCAGGTCATTCAGGAGTTTCCATTTATCCGCTCCGCCCGCTGCGTTGTTGCGATACCGCTCCGACAGGTTGACAGTCACATAGCCGTTAATCGGTTCGTCTATCGTGAAAGCAGGGCCGGGCCGCAATTCAGGGTATACCGCCATAATCCACCGGCGAATATCGTAGGCCGCAAGATTGATGCGGGCCTCTCGGAACAGGTCAAGGTCATAATCGAACTCCTCACCTTCCCAGACCTTACAGGCTATACCAAGATGTTCCACTAATGGAATAAGCATTTGGCAGGTTGCCTCGTTCAGCATCACCGAGCCGCCCGGATGGTGCAGACCTGCTGCGTATTGCGCGGGACGGTTCGGGTTCAGATACAGGGTATGCGCTCCCGGTATTGCCGCAATGGTCGGCAAGATGTAAATGATGTCTCCGGCATTGCCGCTGTGCTTAAATTCCATAGAGGTTTTCTAACTGTCTCATTGCATCCACCTTGCAGCTTGGGCAGGTGGTAAGTTTTCGATTCAGGCAGACGAAGGCCAGCCGGGTGATGACCGCGTTTTCATCCGCCGTAAATGTCCACGCAAGGGTGCGCTTGTACTGCTGCCACTTTGGCAGGAGTGCCGCGAATTCCGCCCGCTGCTCTTCACTCATCGGTACAGGGTCTTTGAAAAGAATCTTGCAAGTATGGGAGCAATACCTGCGTAAATCGGATTGACTTGCAACAGGGCCAGCGCAATAATGCTAATCCAAAATGAGAGGCACTCCGGACAGGCAAGGACAAAGTATCCGCCAAACACTCCATCGGGCCGCTGCTGGTTATTCAGCGCAAAGGGCACGGATGCCCCAGCGATGGAAACGAGCATCAGGAAAATGTCAATGGTCATTAGGCAAATTTAGGTAATATTTTCAATTGCCTTGAAAATCGCAAATGCTATCTGTGGCACTATGGCGTTTCCGTATCCGTGGAGTTGCTGCCTAACCAATTTTCCGGATAGCCCATCATCCACGCATAAAACTGGGGGTTCAGTATTCCAGGCACCGCCCCGAACAATCTGTATAGTTGTTCCGAAAGTCCGCCAGGGCTTCGGTGATGCCTCCGCGTAAACATTGGATAAGATAGTTTGTCCCTGTTGCATTCGGATGCTGTCGGGGTAAGCAACCAGATACAGCCGGGCGCGGTGATGGGGCGCACCGACTTCTGAAGCACGGCAAATTCGCCATTCTGCATTATACCCCAATCGGGCAAGTTCGGTGAGTGCTGTTCTAAAGTCTGACCCTCCGTTAACCTTAAGAAAATTTGCCACGTTTTCGGCCACGATGTAGCGCGGTCGGATTTCTTTAATGGCGCGGAGCATTTCCCTAAAAAGTCCTGTTCGGCTACCTTGTAGCCCCTGTTGACCTTTGCCGTCTTGTTTGGCAATTGATGCGTCCTGACAGGGAAAACCACCCGTGAGGATGTCAATTCTTCCTCGGTGAAGAGTGAAGTCTGTTTCGGTAATGTCTCCATAGCTTATTGAGTTTGGAAAGTTTTTGTGTAGTCTGTCAAGTTTGTATTTTTCAAATTCGCAATGAAAAACGTTTTCCCAGCCCATCCATTCGGCTGCAAGATCGAAGCCGCCAATTCCCGAAAATAGTGAACCGTGTCTCATTTTCAAAAAATGTTTGCAGGATTTCGCAGCTTGTAACTGGCCAAGCCCGGAACAAAGGTCACCGGAATAACCACATTCGCCACCCCGTTCCGGTTTTTGGCAATGTGTAATTCCGCCGCCTCTTCCTGAGTTTTGGTCATCATCTCCTGCCCCTGCTCATAGTACGCCGGGCGGAAAGGGAACAGCACAATATCGGCATCCTGTTCAATCGCGCCGGATTCGCGCAGGTCTGATAACATAGGCCGCTTATCCGCCCGCTTTTCCGATTCCCGGTTTAGCTGTGCAAGCATTATGAACGTCACCCCGCATTCTTTCGCGATCTGTTTCGCGGTTTTCGAAATGTGTGCAACCTGCTGCTCCCGGATTTGTTTTGAGTCGGTCGGGGTAACCAGTCCAAGGTAGTCGCAAACCACGCAGGTAATGCCGTGCTTTTGTTTCATGGTCTTAACCCGCGCCCGGATTTTCTCGATGGTGGTATGGGGTGTATCCTCAAACCACACCGGCAGGCTATCGGCCTCGTCCGTGTAGGTCAGCATCTTGCGAATTTCGGCCTCTCCTAAATTGCCCTTGCGCAACTGGTATGAGGCAATCCCCGTTTCCCCTGAGATTATCCGCTGTGCCAATGCGCTGTTTTCCATCTCAAGTGAAAACATGATGCCCTTACCACCTGCCCGGCAATGGCTTTGAAGCAAGGCCACGGCCATCGCGGTCTTACCCATGCCCGGCCTTCCGGCCAATACCCACAATTCACCGGCCGGCGTTCCATTGGTAACCCGGTCGAGTTCAAACCAACCGGTCGGAAGGTTGAGCGGTGTTTCCCCTGCATTGCTGATTCGCTGCACTTCCTTCGATACCATCCGGCCAAGTGCTACCGGATCGCGTGAAAGGTTGTTTACGAAGGCATCAATTTCGGCCTGTGCCTGGTCGGCCAACTTAAACGGGTCGCTGCCTTCGGTCATTGCTTCGCGGTGTAGCTGTGTTCCGAGGTTGGCAATCTTCCTCAGCCCGAACAACTGGTATAAGAATTTGATGTGCGTGTCGATGTTCGCGCCGCTGTGGATGCCCGCCGCTATCGTTCCAATGTCCAGCGGTGTGGCAAGGTACTTGTTTTGCTTGCAATACCGGGCCACGGTGCTGATGTCAATCTGCATACGCTCGGTGTACATCTCGCACATTGCTTTGCAGATGTCTTGGTTAATGGGGTCGAAAAAGTATTCCGGGCGCAATTCGCTGATGAAGTGCTGTTTGTTGCCTTCAATCAGGAGTGCGCCTAAGACATTGCGCTCAATGTCGCGGTCTTGTGGTGGTGGCTGTAGGTTCATAGTTCGGTGTCTGCTGTGATAACGCGTGGGTTGTTTTTCAGTTGATTGATTCGGTACTGCTGATTCCATTCTTTTGCTGCCCATGTCCTGAATGCTGCCTTCCAATCTTTACATATTTCTTTTCCTACCTTCCAACCCTTAGAAGACATACCATCCACAAAGACGGCTGCAAATTCTTTCTTCATTCCTCGTTCAGCGCAATACAATTCAACTTCATTAATCACGGGTGCGACGAACGTAGTTCGTTTTTTCTTTTCATTTTCATTAACATTATCACTATCACTT